TATCACATATGATGCTGACTTGATTCCATTAGTTCAGTTAACAGTTAACTCTCCTCTAGACACTTCAACTTATTAATCTTATTATTAAGTTGCAAAGCAATGAAAAAGCCTCATCAATTATTGGTGGGGTTTTTTCTTTACGCTACAATAAAACTAAATTACCTTTTGAATCGTGGCAGCTACCATAACAGCAACATTATCAAGTGCTACTGCAAATAGCTATGTCACATTGGCAGAAGCTAATACATATTTTGAAACCGTACCAGATTCAAGCACCTGGACTAATAAAACAGATGATCAAAAAAATAGAGCATTGATTGCAGCTACAAGATGGATTGATACTTTAGTTTATTATGGTGATCGTTGTGATAACGGACAGGCACTTAAATTTCCTAGAAATAATTATAAAGTTGATGATGTTGAATTAGCTTGTACGACTATTCCAAATAATATTAAATATGCACAATATGAACTAGCTAGAGCATTGGCAAATGATACTGATGCAATTACAGGCACTACAGGTAAAGATGGTAATTTTGAAGAAGTTAAATTAGGAGATATTCAAGTAAAATATAATACCGATAGTCAGGGTACTGGTTCTGTTAATAATATTCTTGATGTCTACCCTTGGTTACAAAGTTATCTTGGAGCATATATGCTAGGTGGGGCAGGTGCTTTTCAGATGAGGGTAGTTAGAGGCTGATGGCGGGACAATTAGATTCACTTTTAAAAAGCGTAGCTAAACAGGTAGTAGCTGATTTAGGTAGTTCTTTAGATGCCACTATAAATTATGTAAAAAAAGGCAGATCCAGTTATAACATTGATACCTCTGAGCAAATTACTATTGATACTACTTATTTAAATTTAAAAGTACCTATCGAATTTATTAAATCTGAAGATGACGAAGGTAAAGAGATTAGACAGGCAAAATTGTATATCACTCCCGATTTAATTGGTAATAATCAAGTTGATTTTGATGATGAGATACAGCTTACATATGCGGGAGAGACAAGAACTGCACAGATTTATGATATAGATACTAGAAAAGGTGGGCAGGTTTATTTATTTACAGTATTGGTGCGATTCTAATGGCGAAAGATTTTTTAAAAGAAGATCCAATAAAAGATTTAGAGAGTCAATTAAATGCTGATTTTAATAAACTTGTACGAAAAGTACATCGAAGTTTATCTACAAAGAAGAGAAGTCCTGTTTATACTGGATTTTTTGCATCTAGTTGGAAAGCACAAACTATGGGCGTAAAAGCGAAAGATGATGTATATAAATTTCAACCTTGGGCTAATTTAGCAAGAGAAGGTAAAAAGAAAAAACCTACACCTAAAATTCAACCAAGATTTAAAGTTGATAAGACATTTAATTATAAACGACCAGTTTTTATTGGTAATAGAGCTAAATATGCAGCTTACGCTTTGGAAGGTGGTAAAGTTCAATATTTTATACAGGGAGAGCTTGGAAAACTTATAAAAGAAACAATGAAAGAAGGTAAACTATTTATAGCATCAAGACAAACAAGAGGTTTATCTGACGAAGGTACAGGTGGACAGGCTTACACTGAGTTTTAAATTATGACTTTAGTAAAAACAAGAGCAGCATTTGAAAAAGCAGTTACAGACGCAGTTTCGGACGCAGATCCAACTGTTTCTATGGTTTATGACAATGTTACTTTTACAACTTCGGGTAAAACTAAAAAATATGTGATGATGATGATGAATTACACTCAATCAACATTACAAAATCAAGGAGCTTCATCTGATTATTACTCTGGTGTTATTCAATGTAATATTTACGTTCCAAAAAGTAAAGGAACAAAAGATTTATCCGCTATAGCTGAAAGCGTTATTAACGGACTAACTTCAGTAAATGCTTCTACTTATGTAGATACTTTTAGTGTGAAGCCAAGAGTACAGGATATAAACGGGCCTACAATGCTTGAAATCGAAGATAGAAGTCATTTCGTGGGTGTAATATCTTGCCAATTCTCTACTAATGCCTAGTATAATAAAGTAGCAATACTTATTTTATGACTAGAGCAATCGAACTTTTGAAGAATAGTTTTGGTGTCAGCCAGCTATATCAACATGATGTAAAAAAAGGTAATAAGATTATTTTTACTGTATATTGGCACCCATTAACTATTGCAGAAAGAGAATCAATACAAAAAAAATCTATGAGTGAAGATGCAAATGAATTTGCGTTACAACTTATGATTGAAAAAGCATTAGATAAAGATGGTGCAAGACTTTTTCAAGACGGAGATAAAGCATCTCTTAGAAGAGAAGTTGAAGCTGTTATTTTACAAGAAATTCAGTTAGCAATGATAGAAGCTGGACAGACTAAGGAGGTATCAGAGGCTAAAGCCGATTTGAAAAGCTAAAAATCAATGGCGATTTATTTATTCGTTAGCAAAAGAATTAGGTAAAACTGTAAGTGAATTATGTGAGACTTTGACTTATGAGGAAATGATAGGTTGGGCTGCTTTTGCAGAACTTGAACACGAAGATTTTGAAAAACAACAAGAACAAGCACAAAGAAATAGTGCTTTAAAAGGCAAAAGAAGGTAATATAGAGAAAATGTTTTAGTGTTTATAGCAAGTGGCTAATTATGATGTTTCAATAAAATTAGCTGTTGCAGGTGCAAAAGAATTAGATCGTGTCAATAAAAAAACAGATCAACTAAAAAAAAATATAGATTTTATCAATAAGAAAGCACAGGCTGGCACTGCGGGTAAACCTGTCGTTAAAAATTTTAAAAATTTATCACAAGCAGTTACAGAAGCTAACGATGCTTTAAATGAAGCAGCAGTAGGCACAAAAGAATTTAATCACGCAGTAAAAAATCTTGTTCAAGTAGAAAACAAATATGAAAGACAATTAAAGCAAAGAGAAAGAAGATTAAAAATACAAAGATTAGCTGCAAAAGAAGGTATTTCTTTTAGTAGAGCCAAAAAATTACTTCTTGAACAAGAAAGAATAGCCGAAGAAAAATTAGCTCTTGCAAAAGAAAAAACCGCAAATGCAGAAAGAAGAAAAAGAGTTGGCTCGACTATATCTAGTGCGGCTATTGGTGGAGCTTTTCCTTTATTGTTTGGACAGACAGGAGCAGCAGCGATTGGTGGTGGAGCTGGTGGACTTATCGGTGGTGCTATCGGAGGTCAATTTGGTTTTGCTTTATCTATTGTAGGTACAGCTTTAGGTGCTGCCGTTGAAAAAAATCAAAAATTTAATGAATCATTAGCTGTTTTAAATGCAAGATTATCTACAGTAGGAGATGGAAGTAGACTTGTTGCTAAAGATATTGATGATTTAGCAAGAAGATTTAGAGTAACAAAAGAAGAAGCATTTGGGCTTTTAGAAGGTTTCAAAGAATTTGATAATCCTAGACTAAGAAAGTCATTAGTAGAAGTATTTGGAGGAGACAGTGGATCGTTCCAAGGGCTTGGAGGTTCTAATAGACAAGCGAAATTGGCACAACAAATATTTGAAGCAAGAAAACAAATTGGAGATCAGCAAGCAACACAGTTGTTACAACAAAACCTTATTAATGGTGCTGAAACTATAGAGTTAGCACTAATAAGAGCAAAAATTAAAGCAAGACAACGAGATCAAATAGAACAGGCAAAACAAATTAGTCTTTTTGGTAGAATTGGTGCTGGTTTTAGATTAAAAACTGCTGATGAAGTAATTGAAAATCGTATTAAAAAGTTAGAAAAAACATTTGCTGAAACAGAAGATCAAACCATTAAAGATACGATTGAAGGTTTAAAGATTCTTCGAGAACAACTCAATTTAGTTAATGAAGCTCAAGGTCAATTTGGACAATCAGGAGTTTTAGCTTTTTCTGCTATTAATGACAAAATAAAAGATTTACAAGACGAGATGAAAGCATTGCAAGATCCAATAAGACAAGCAATTACATTGTCAGATACTATGGCAACTTCATTTGAAGATTCATTTAAAGGAATTATTAGAGGAACAATGACTGTTGCTGATGCGTTTAGAAATATGCTGAATAAGATCGCAGATCATTTTATTGATACTGCTGCGAGAATGATGGCTAATCAGTTACAACGAGGAATATTAGGTTTATTTGGTAATCTATTTAGTTTTGGTCTCGGTTCAACACAAGGATCTTTAATGCCTAGTAATCCTGCTGGTATGAGAAGTGTGGGTGTCGGAGCAACTGCAAATGATTTAACAAGACATTTAGCTAATGGTGGTACAGCACAGAGAGGAAAGTCTTATTTAGTAGGAGAAAGAGGTGCTGAAATA